GCCTACCAACAGGTGGCCTTCCACCAGCAGCAAATGTAGGCAATTTTGCAAATGGACCTCCAAAAGATGATAATGCAGTGTTAATTCCAAGTCTTAATAAATCTCTTGCAATACCTTGTAAAATACCTCTTGCGGCTATACCAAGACTTTTAGTTTGTAATATTGCATCTACTAAAGCATCAGAAACACCTGTTGCTATTGAATCACCAATCTCTTTAAATTTATTGTCTATGGGTTCAAGAACTTTTAACTGGTTATCTAAAGTGTCTGTAATCTTATTATTATTTTGAATAATTTTATTTTGTACAGACGGCCTGCCAATAAAAGTTTCAGCAATTTCTTCTTCTTTAGTAAGTTGTTCTTTTAGTTGTTTTATTTGTTCAAAAGGGTTAATTACATCAATAGCTTTTTTTAAAATAGCAAAATTTTTAATTAACTTATCAACTGTCTTTACTGCTTGAATACTAAAATCTAAAACACTTTTAATTTCATCTTCTAGCTCAGTTCCAATAGTTCTTGCAAGTGTATCAATAGTATCTTGTAATGTTGATAATTTTCCATTTAATGTATCTGCTTGTGCAGATGCACCTTTAAAAAATGCGCCACCTTCATTAGTTAAATTAATTAAAGCTTTATTTACAAGGTCAGCACCTATTTTTCCTTGTCTTTGTGCTTTTTCAAAAGCTTCACCCTGTAGACCAGTAATTCGTTTAAGTTCTGTTGTAATATCAACTCCTCTTTCTAATAACTGCAAATTTTCTTCTTGTTGTAATTTGCCTTTTGCTCTTATCTGTCCAAATGCCGTAGCTATGCCTGTAAGGTCAGCACCAGTAGCACCAGCAACATCTGATAAACGTTTTGTTGTATCAACAAGCTCGTCTGTCTGAAAACCAAATGCTTTTAATCTTTTTGTCTGCTCAATTAATTCACTACTTGTAAAAGGTGTTACAGCGCCAAACTCTTGTAATTCTTTTATTATTTCGTTTGTTTTAGTTAATGAACCTGTAAGAACCTCAAGACTTTTTCTTTGTGTTTGTAATTCCGCAGTCTTAAAAAATATAAATCTTGCTGAACCAAGAACTGATACAGCAGCTAGTAGCGGAGCAAATGCTTTTGTTAAAGTTGCAACACCAGTGCTTGCACTTTTAGCTGCTCTTCCTGTATTTCTTAAAGACCTATTTGATCTATCTAAACTACCTTTTAATTTATCAGTATTCTTACTAAGTTGTTTTGTTATCTGATCTGTACGCTGCAATGGTCTAATTGCATTTTGTGCGTCAACTATTAATCTAACTGTTGATTGAGCCACAAATACAAATAACCTTTATTATATATTACCTTGTTTTGTTTTTTTGACGATTTATTTCTTGCTTTATTCTTTCATCTTTAACTTCATAATAAGCCGCCCAATATACAAGTTCCTCTTCTGTCAATGATTTTCTTAATTCAACTAATGTTTTACCAAGTTCTGTTGCGAGAAAAAACTCAAAATTTAACCAGTTGTCTCGCTTAATTCGTTTTTTGCTGCACCTAAATCAACATTTATACCCATCATAAATAATTCAAGATCATTTAAAACAGTTTCTGGTAAAAATCTTTTTAAGTTTTCTGCGTCACTAGATGCAAATGCTTTTGAACCATCTTCATTTTCTGCAAGCTGGCAAAGAAGTCTTGTAGATATAACTAGACCTTCTTCAGAACCAGCAGCAGCCTGTGCTTGTATTCTGTCGTATCTTGTTAATGGTGGAAAATATAATTCTTTTAAAAGTTCGCCATTTGGCTTTTTTAATTGATACTTTCTTCTGTTACTCATTACTTCGCCGAAGGCTTCGGTAATAAGGTCAACGTTTCTCTTTGCCATAAAATATTAGGTTTGTTATCCTAATGTACTATATAGCTGAAGTTATGGCACCACTTGTGATAAAGGTAATATTAACCTCTTGTATTTCACCTAGTGTTGCACCATATTCTGCATTAGTAACAATTCCAGAAAAACCTATTTTTTTTGCAGATTGCGCTGAATCAGGAAATAACTCAAACAATGCGTCAGCAGCGTCACCAGTTACAAGAACATCATCAATAAAAGCTTGGTAATCTGAGTTGCCAGACGGGTTATAAAGTAAAGTCGCAGAACCTTCACCTGAGATAAGACCACCAACAAAAGTTTTAGAGGTAGCACCCATAGCAGTAGTTTCCATTGTGTCTTTAGAAACAGATAATGACCATGCCCTTAGATCACTTACATCTGCCTCAGTACCAGCAGCATTGTGGAACATAATTTTTCCAACATCACCTTTAACAGCCATAACAAAAAAAAGTATTTATTTTATATTAACCTTTTTTAGCTTTTTTCACATCTTTTTTAGTTTTTTGTTGTGCCTCATAATATTTTCTACATTCTGGATCCCAATATTGTGACTCTCTTCTACCTTTAACTGCTTCAATCGCATCTAGCATATCTTCTGTTATTTCAAGTTTTGCCATAATTAAAGTTCCTCATAAATTTCAAATGTAACCCTTAATTGTGTTTGAAACTTACCTTCAGGACTAGATGTTAAAACTTCAGGACCTATAGGCGAATCAAATATAACATTTGAAACTGTTATTCTATTGTATAAGTTTCTAAGTCTTTTGCCTATAGTAAAGTTTGCACCTGACCCTTTACCTGCTTCTGTAAATATATTTAAAATTAACAAACCAACAATTCTATTAGTTGAATTTGTTGTACCACCCATTGTTAAATAATCTCCTGCAGAAAAACTTGTAATACATTGAACAAAAGAATCTTTACTAGATGAACTAAAAGGTATATCATTAAAAATTACCTTTACAGGTGGTGTATCTTCAAGTTCAGTAAGTAGTCTTGATTCAATAGTTTTTCTTACATCATTAAGATCAATAGCTGCCATTATTCTCTCCTAAATTCATCAGCAATAAACCCTTCTAATTGTTTTGCAATTAATTCTGGGTAACCTTTTATTGTATTTGTTTCAGGTCTTGTTCTATATCTACCACCCCAACTTGGTGGCAAGCTTGTACCATAAGCAACTGGTTCAGCATACTCTACATCTGTAAAAACTTCACCGGTAAAAGGTTTTATATCATTTTGCCAAGAACCCCTAAGGTTACCAGTATCAACTGGCGTTGCCTTTTTTACTCTCTCTTCCCAAACCAAAGTTGCTTTTTTTACAGTACGAATTACCTTATCTTCAAAATGTTCTCCTATAGCAGATAAACGTATTTCTCTGGCCATTATGCTCTTAAATAAATTTCATAAAAAATATTAATGTTATTTTGCTGCTCAAAATCAATTTGTATTATTTTATAAGAAATACCACTTATAACCACAGTATCTTTTGTAGTAGGTACAAAAGTTATATCTTGTGCTGAAATAGTAAGTTTTTTATCATCTTGTGCTATAAGATCATTTACCTGTATTTTTTTTACGTTTTCCAAAAAGCCTTTAACAGTAACACTCGTTTCTGTATTAACAAAATTACCATTATCAACATTATAAGAACTTGCTGTAGTTCTTTTAATAGTTACGTTACCACCAAATTTTTTTAAAGCTTTACTTGATGCTTTTTTTAAAGATGTAGCAAGTCCCATTAGAGTAAATATGCAATAACTGTACCGCTATCAAGTTTGACACTTGTTATAACACCTTCAATAGCAGTATTAGATTTAAACTGTAAACCAGTAAGATCACCTGTTATATTTTCAGCAACAAGAGTATTAATTACTGAATCTTGCAATGCTTTAATACAACCAAATCTACCAGTGTGTGCTGCAGTGTCGTTAATAATTTTTGCTGCTGGGTAATAAGTCATGGTTAACTCCTTTTAATTGCTATGTTGCCGGGTCCACTAATTCGTAAACCAGTAAAGTACCGTTCAAATAGTGGTGGTACTCTATCAGCACCAACAGAACCATAAAAATTAGGTTCTAAATCTAGACTTCCAAGTTTTACCTTTTTAAAGTCCTCAAGACCACTTAATCCTAAACCATCTCTGTTGTTATTCAAGTAAACAGCAAGAATAACTTGTGCTTTTTTTACTTGTTCTGGTATTTCTGTTTCAGCAAAATAATCTGTTGATATTCTAAATGGAAAGCCAATAGAGTAGGTATTGATATAAGTATCAGGTTTTCTTACACCCTGTCTAGGCCACTGTAATGCTTGTGTATTTGTTACCCTTGCTCCTAAAAATCTTTCTCTGTCAACCCTTACTGCAGCAGTATATAAGGCTCTGTTTTTGTTATCTGTAGAAGAACCATCCCACGCAGAAACATCATCATCTGCAATAAGACCTTCTACTATTGCATTGGCATCAGACAGTGTTATGTAGCTGTTTGCTGCTGCTCCCCCTACTGTTGCGTCTATTGTGATTGCCATTTTGTTTTAGTTTGGATTTCTTTTCTTTTGAGGGAGCAGAGACTACCAACTTGGCAGCCTCTTGTTCTCTCATCCGCTTAAAAGCGAACATTCCCATTAGCTTGAAGCACCTTTAAGTGCAACAAAGTTAATAACAATGGCTTCACTTAATGAACCACCTGATACGTTTGTTACTGTTACTTTAAAAGAACCAGCAGCAATAGCTGAAACTCCAACAATATAAGAACCAGCAGTACCAGCAGAACCATGACAAGCTACAACAACATCAGTAGCAGCGATTTTATCGTTTGTTACTGTAAATGTTGCTTCTGCAGCAGCACCTAAAGCTGCGTTGTTCATGGTTATTTGTCCACTCTCTGTATTGAGAGTTACACCTGTTGTTTTATTAGTTGCTTGTGTAACTGTACCGCCTGTGGTTGGTCCAGCTAATTTACCAGCACTAATCTCAAATAAACTTGGCATAATTTAAGTACCTTTAGTCTTGAGTTGATACGTTAGTTGCTCTAACAATACCAATGTTCTTTGTCTCGTAGACTTTCGACCAGTTGCCTACTGTTGCAAGTTGTGTTCTGTTTGGGTTAACAGTTGTAACTGCCCATTTAGAACCAACAGGGTGATATGTGTAATGCAAGTCAATAGCCATTGCATCTGATTTAGCCAGAATGTCTCTGTCTGTTTCAGTTGTTAGACCAGCTTGCTCTCCACTAGCTACTGCGCCAGCAGTAAAGAAATATGTACTGTACTCAGTTGAAGAGCCTGACCCTGCGGTAGAAACGTCATCTGAAACAATAACTCTTAGTCCGCAATATGTTGGAACA